CGTAATAACAATAGCAATAATCTTACAAATACTATGAGCCTCTGCACACCTTGCACTCCTTGTCCTCCTTGCGATTCAGAATATCCATTGCTATGCGAGCCACTAGAAACAACCGCTAATGGTAAAAGATTGGTAGTAGAAGACTCTGCTGCTTGCCAGAAAACAATCCAGACTCCAGTTGCCCAACAAGTCTTAAAGACTGATGGTGCTGGTAATTTGACTTGGACTAATGGAGCTAATAACACTGTCCTAGCTAAATCATCTACTGGGATTGTAGAGTTTGATCAAGTGCAAACGACCTACATTGCAGATAGCGCAGTAACTACAGCAAAGATACTTGATGCAAATGTAACTACAGCTAAGATTTCTGATTCTGCTATCATAAATTCTAAAGTATCCGCTACAGCCGCCATCGCAGGGACAAAGATTTCTCCTGATTTTGGTTCTCAAGATATAATTACTACGGGATCAGGTTCGTTTAATATGCCATCTAATCATTGGAATAATGATGATGGTCATCACATTGATGGGCTTGGTCAATTAAGCACTGAGGGTTCTTTTGAAACGAACCTAACCTCAAATGGGTATAGGGCAAGTTCTCCTGCGTTAACATGGGTTAGTTACAATGCAAATGGCCAAACGGGTGCAGCTCAAATTGGTCTTAGTCCAGATGGTGAAATTGCTTTGCGAACAGATGCAGTAAAATCAACAGGATCAGCAAGCTCAGTTACAACACGACTTATAGTAAACAATGTTGGTAATGTTGGAATTGGAACAACAAATCCTGTTAAAACTCTTCATGTAAATGGAACAGTTCGCTTGCAAGGATTGCCGACAAGTGCTACTGGACTGTCCGCTGGAGACATTTGGAATGACAGTGGAACTCTTAAAATAGTTTAATGCCAGCAGAAGGATCAGTCTTTGATGGATTCACAAGTATCATCGCGCAAGACGCAGATACCCATCCATCATATTTACCAGAGTCTGTAGTATCAGAGTCGGTAAATAGGACATTCCGAGGCGGAATTAATCGGACAAGGCCAAGTATTCGGAACATTCCGATTATCGCTGGAGATGGAGAAGCCGAGACTATCGTTAACGATATTCTTGGAGGCAGCTTTCAAGGTGCGTATCCATATCGTTCGACTAACTTGAGAACCAGCGATGGTATTCTGCTATCGGTATCTGGGATTATTTACTTTCTGAAGATCATAAACAACCGAGCATTCGCCTACAAGATCATCGAAGGCAACGATCCGGGTATGATGCACACATGGTTCGTGCAAGCTGAAGATCGGGCATATATTCAGAATGGTTATCAGAATGCTATAGCATGGGATGGGGTATTAGGAACGCTGACCGCAAGTGAAATCCAGAACGGAGACTATTGCGAGATTGTTTCGGTTGGAACTACAAACTTTACTCTGATCGGCGCGCCATCCAATACAGTTGGAGTCAAGTTTACTGCAATCATTACAGATACTCAAAAGGGAACAGGAACCGGAACAGTCAAACTACCTGCTTACCGACTAAACCCATACTTGGCAAAGATGCCGATTGGGACTATTATGGAGTATGCTTTTGGGCGAGTCTTCGTATCTGATAGATTCAACCAAATCTACGCTTCTGACATCATCTATGGTGGCGGGTTTACCGATACCAAGAATACAGAGAACTTCACGGAGATAGGATACTGGGCAGAAGGCGGGGCATTCTCGACTCCAGCCATGATGGGGAATATTACAGGCATGAAGGTCATGCCAGAGCTTGGATACAACCTTCGCGGCCAAGGTCAGCTAGTAATCCTTACTGGGAATGGAGCATTCTCAATGGATGTCTCCCTGCCAAGAGATCAGTGGAACACATCGAACATTCAGCGCATCTCACTCCTTGGGCGCGGATGCACCAGCTCATATCTAGCCCTAGTTAATAGTGAGCTTTGGTTCCGTTCACACGATGGTTGGGCATTCTATTCCAACACGCAATCAGAGTATAATCGGTATTTCTCACTACGCAAACTATCGAGGGACGTGAATAAGTGGGTATCAAATGATACTCCTTGGCTTAAGCAATTCGCTTCTACAATCTACTTCAACAACTACCTCATCAATACTGTGTCGCCACAGACCTACCGAGCAGAAGGAGTAGAGGGGCTTAATAGGTATCATCGCGGAATGGTAGTATTAGACCTTGACCAATCCTCAACTCCCGCACCGGACGCACAACTTCAGTTTCGCTGGAATGGGGTCTGGACTGGAATTAGACCAACTCAACTTCTGACTGCATTGATAAGCGGTGAGAAGCGTGGATTTGGATTCTCATTTGATAAAGACAACAAGAACCGACTATACGAGTTCACAATAGCTCAAGGCGACGATTACGGGCCTAATGGAAGCAGGCAGATTGAATCCTTCTTCACGACTGGCAGGTATGATTTCAACCGAAGCGGGGCTACCAACAAGTTCCTTCGCAAGAAGATTACTGGTGGAGAAATGTGGATGAGTGAGATTAAGGGACAAGTAGAAAGCGATGTTGAGTTCCGCGCAGATAGCAATCCTTGCTGGTCAGAACTAAAAGTGCCTACGACATTCGGGTGCGATCCATGCTCGCCTAAAGTAACTGAATGCTTCCCACAACGGGGAGGTAATCGCTACAAACGCTACAAGTTTAACACACCAGACCCAAGTGAGTGCAATGACTTGGCGGGCATCCCATCGGTAGAAGGATCAGAATTCCAGATCAAAGTCAACCTAATCGGAGCAGCTACAGTTGACCGAGTAAGGTTGATGGCGAACATCAAGAACAACGATGACTCTCCAGTTGGAGACTGCCCAGAAGAAAATCAAGAGTGCGAGCCATTTTTGTGTTGCCAAGAGAAATACTGGAACTACAATATCGTAAATTAATCTATGGACAATCAGTCTTCATCGCCAGCACTTACATTTCCAAATGTCCCAGATGACTTCTGTCCAACTGGTAACTGGCAGAATGTCTTTCAAGTATTCATTGATGAGGTTCTTGCTAACGGAACTATCAATGTGCCGGGATTGGGCGATGTAACCCCAGCGCAAGTTGCTCAAATCAACGAAGACCTTGCTGACCAACAAACACAAATTACTGCACTTGATGCGCGGGTAGATGCTTTAGAGCCAGCGGTAAAAGTAAGAAGGGGAATAGTAACTGGAGTTCCTACACTAGACTCAATTCAAACAGTTTCTTTTACCGCTCTCCCAAATGCAAACTATGCAGTATCAATTACTCCAGTTTGCGCTGGCACAATTGGAACTTCTGCAACTCCATTATTTTCATTGAATTCTGGAAGCAAAACAACTACTGGATTTTCAATCCGTGTTGAAAATAATATTTCTCAAATAACAAGTATTGAATGGATGGCAGTTCATACTTCGTAATAAACAAGCCATAAGAAAAACTAAACATATGACACCACTAAAAGGAACTGATCCTAAACTCGTCAGCGGCGGCGCACCTACTCGCGGAATGATCCGTGAAGGTATGGGCAACATGAATCCACCTAACACTGGCAAGAACCCATACTCCAGCGCACCGCTTCCAAAATCTGGCAAGCCCGTTGGCGGTAAATAATTATCGGAAACGATAATCCCTATGGCTGATACCCTCGAAGAGATGGTAGAGCTTGTGAAGGGTTTCGTCGGCGACTCTGGCACTTGTTCATACGAGCGCGGAGTTAAAGCCGTAAACCAAGCACGACGATTGCTCTGGAACAAAAGGGCATGGACTTCGCAAGAAGAGTATGTCCAGATTTGCTGTGTGAACGATTGCTTCACGCTTCCAGCCCGATATGAGCAAATCAAACTTGCTTGGATTGGGGACAACTCTGCGAGCCTCGCTGATGAGTGGTTTAATGCGACCAACGCTTTTGCTCTTCACGCCGACCACTCATGCCATAGAGGAATTGTAGAAGTAGGAGGACTCCATGTTCTCTTCCGCGACTACACAACGCATCCATACCAAATTGGAGTAATGGCCGAGGAGGCTGAAGACATCGGCGTAGAGTTGATGTTTGAAGCGCAAGACCAGTATGACACCTACCACAAGGTTAAGGTGACTACTGCCAATCCTCCAACGCTGGCGAAGTCTGATCTTCTTGTGAAAGGAATTCGGTCAGTAACCAAGCCAATTACCAAAGGCAGGATTCGTGTGTATGCCTACGATACAGCATTGGAAGCAAAGACGCTGATAGCAATCTATCAACCGAACGATGCTAATCCAACCTTCCGCCGATTCAAAGCTCCGAGGACTTGCGAGTGTATTACGCTTTACGCATCGAAGAAATACTTTGATTTGGCCGACCCGCAAGAGTTGGTTGAGTTCATTCCAGATGCGATGATCTATGCTGTTCTGGCATTGAATTCGCGTGAGAATCGTAAGGCGCAAGAGTTCTTGCAAAATCTTTCTCTTGCCGTGCAGGAACAAGAAAAGGAGATGGAGAACTTGGAGATACCAACAGCAGGCCCAATCCGTTTCGCCAACTATAGCAGGGCAGACAACCTAATCGGGTCTGACTTACTTTCTCCTTCACCGAACGACTATTTCCTATACAGATGACACTGACAATCCCAGATAAGATTGATGCAAGGAATGTCGTTGGATATGGTGATCCAAACTACGAACTGAATCTCATTGATCTTGAGATTCTGAAGTTGCCGCCGAGGGAATGTCCATTGATTCATAGGTTCACTCCGGGGATGTATATTCGGGAAATCTATATGCCGAAGGATACGATTCTCACAACAATGCTCCACCTAACAACGCATCCATTCTTCGTGATGAAGGGTGATGTGACTGTCTGGTATCATGGTATCCCTGCACACCGCTACAAAACGGGCTACACTGGCATCACAGAAGCAGGAACGAGGCGTTTGCTTGCTACTCACAAAGACACAATCTGGGTAACCTGTCATGTCACAGACTTAACTGATCCAGACGAAATTATTGACAGCATCACTTCAAGAGACTTTAATCCTCACATCGCCAAGGAAGACCCAAGGGTGCAGAAGTGGCGGCATAACCGAACTGACTTAATCAAATGAGATTTCTTTTACCAGACCCGCTAGGCAACAACAAACATCCACAGATGTTTCACTCCAGCGGATTCGCTATTGCTGCTGGTGTAGTTGCTGTAGGTGCGGCAGCAGGATCAGCAGCTATCTCCATGTCAGCAGCGGATAGGGCGAAGAGGGCGCAAGGTAAAGCAGCGGCAGCATATAAAAAAGGACAACGCCAAGTCCAAGGAATGATTAATGCAGTTGAGGCTCCTAAATATGACCTTGGAGCAATGATTGGCGATGCCTCAAGAATTTCAGAATACAATAGACAGCAGGTAGAAAAATTCCAACCCGGAGCAGCGGCTTTAAGAGCAAGATCAGCGCAACAACTTAACAGGGCAATGGATGTTACTGACCAATACTTGAGGGGAGAAATCCCACAAGATGTCAGAGAGCAAACCATGCGAAACATCGCTGAGTTTGGTGGGGCTGGATTTAACCCAGCAACAGCAGGCCGAGCAGGTGGATTCCAAGCAGCGCAAGCGTTAGTCCCAAGACAATTCGGATTAACATCCCTTGATCTTCAGCGACAGGGAATGGCGGCAGTTCCAGTAATCCAAGGCACAGCACAAAGCTGGCAACAATTGGCGAGGGCATTTACAGCAGACCCATTGGATGTAGGCAAGGTTCAACTTGGATTCCAGACGGCAGCAGCAGAGGTAGGGCTTAAAAAAGCCGCATTGACATCTGGCGTTTACGAGAACATCTACGGAGCAAACAAAGAAAACATTGCCGCAAGTTACGCCGCACAGCAAGCAGTCGGCCAAGGTGTCTCTGACATTGGCAAGGCTACTTCTGGAGCGTTAATGATGGGAATGAACATTAGTGCTGCACAGCAAGGACTGAATCTTGGCGGCATGGGTGGCATGGGTGGATATGGTGGAGGAGGTGGATTTGGAACAGGCTATGGATCACAACCAGTCCAAATGCAATCTAGGTCAGATGCGTATGGAACACTTTCTAGTCAACCAATCGTCGCATCACGAAACCTTGGATCAGCAAATATAACTGATCGCCCAGTTCCAGTGCCAACATCACAATCAATAGTCTACGGGGGAGGAAGGTAAAATACTATGTCTATCGCAGAACTCATAATGACAGGAACGGAGCGAGCATCCAAATCAACGGATTGGGTGGCAGATTCTTTGGCTAAAATTGGAGACAATGTTACCAAAGTATTAGTTGATCGTCAGCAACAGAAGCAAGCGCAAGAGATGCTACCCATGTTCCAGCAGAGTATGCAGGAT